AGGTGTAAAATTACTTCCACCTTTTTGTAATGTATATGATGAACTACCATCAAAGGTAATGTTATCTAGTACCTCTACATTACTTATCTTATCTGTATCTCTACCGATATAAGCCATTACTCTCCACCTCTATTGTCAATAACAGTTCCACCTTCTGCTATCCATTCTTGAATTGCTTGGTAATCTGTGTTTGCTTCGTCTAATGGTACATAAAAATGTGAACCATCATTCAAAGTAACTTTATAATTTTGAAAAATAGTTCCTGTATCATTATATTGTTTTTCTACTGTATTATAATTCTGCATTTAATCTTGCTCCTCTTACTATATATGATGTTCCTAAACTATAACTTGCACTTACATAAGCATGAACACTATTTTGTGTCATATCTGTACCATTAAAAGAACTAAAACCAGCAAAAGTATCAACTGATAAACTTGGTACTGTTCTCATTTCTGTAGGAAAAACATAAGCCAATGAACGAAAACCACTTTGATATTGAACTACTGGAATATATTTGTCTCCACCTGGAGCTAAAACTTGATAATACCTCTGACATCTTGCTAAATTCACATCAACAGGCAAGAACTCAAAATCAGATGCTGATGTTCCAGCTTCTAATTGTACTCCTGTAATCCAAAAATCATTAGAAGTATTATCAGCAAAATTAACTTGACCTACTGCTACATTTGAAGCTGTGTATGAACCCCAAGATGTTTGTAAAGTACCAGATGTTCTATCTGTTCCAGCACCTAACCAAAAATTTAATTCTAAACTTGAAGTGTTATCATTTCCTAAAGAACCAGTAGTGTCTCCAGCAAAAGTAATAGTTTTCTTTTCCCAAGTTGATGCACTATCTATTGTATAAGATTTTGAAATAAACCTAGATGAATTATCTACATCTTCTATTTGAACAATATAAGTTCCAGTTTTAACTGATTTAACCCAAAAAGATAAAGTTAAACTTTCTGCACTAGCAGTTCCTTTTTTAATATATTGTAAATTTTGACCTTCAAATTTTGTTTGTAAAAATAAATAATCTGCACTTGATGGAGAAGCATCTGCTGTTGTGCAATCTACTTTTAATGATTTTGAAAAACCTTGACCAGTTGGAACATCAGTATCTTGCGACATTGTAAAAGTTCCTAAATTACTGTCTACAAATTTAAATCTATCAACTGTATAATAACCACTTGAAGTAATCCCACTTTCAGAAGTTGCTCTTTGAGCAATACTCATATCACCATTGATGATGATGTTTTTAAATGCTGATTGATTTGGAACAGCACTTGCTCCTAAACTGTCTGCTACTAATTTTGTTATTGCCATTATGCGTTCTCCAATGCTGTTATTCTAGCTTCTAATTCTTGAATTGTTTTAACCAGTAAAGGTACTAATTTAGATTGGTCAATGTTTTGATATTTAGGATTACCATTAGCATCTATCTCATCTTTATTTCCATGTATTGCTTCTGGTACTACAGAAGATACCTCATGTGCAATAAATCCATCAACTGTTGTATCTGCATCAGATATAAAATTAAATCTTTTTGGTTGTAATTGTTTTAGTCTTTCAGTTGCATTAGTTAAATCAACTACATTTTCTTTCAATCTATAATCAGATGAAGTTCCATAAGTTGTTGTAGAACCATTTGTAGTAATACTTCCAACTTGACCACTACCTAAAAATTGAACTAATACACCAGAGTTTGGTCTTTTAATAATAGATGCTTCATGTCCAGAATCTGTAGAGGTTGTTTCAATAAATGCTCCTACTACTGCACCAGTACCAGCAACTACTGATAGTCTATAGCTTGAACTTGGAGAAGTTGTACCAATTCCAACAACACCATCACTAGCGATACGCATTCGTTCTGCATTATTTGTTTCAATAGAAAAAGTATTTGCAGATTGAGAACCAATAGAAACATATCTTGTTGCACCATCATTTGAATTAAAATCAATTAAACCAATATTGTCTGCACTTCTTCCTCTTATATGTATTCCTCTAGCACTACTATCAGATACAATATCTAATTTTGTTGCAGGATTACTTGTACCAATCCCAACATTCTCACTACTATCAATCGTAATAGCTGTGCTTGTAGCATTGTCATCAATTCCTGTAGAACTAAATGTTGTTAGAGGATAATTAATTTTAGAACTATCTACTGAACCATTTGGTGGATTTACTGTTTGAACAGCTTTACCTAAAAACACACAGTACATATCATCTGATGCAGATGTAGCACTTGTTAAAGTTAATGATGTACCACTAGCAGTATATGCAGTTGTAGGTTCTTGTCTTACAAAGTTTATAAATAATGCAATCTCATTTTCGTTAGTTACAGGATTATCAAGTGTGTATGAAGTAGTCGCACTTGTAGTGAAGTCTTGCTTAGCAAAACTTGTGTAACTTAATGCTGGTTGGTTTCCAATATAACTCATTTATGTAATCCTTATGTACTAATTGAATCTACTACTGATAAAATGCAGTCCACAGCACTTGCTGTATCTGATAATGCTTCAACACTATCTCCTGATTGTAGAACTACTTTTGAACCACCATCTATAAGTTCTAAAGAACCTCCAGTCGGTATTGGTGCATCTTTTATCAAATAATAACTTGTGCTTGAGTTTTTAACAGTAGCACTAACTAAAACTGCTGATGCTGATTTATTAGCAAATCTCATACCAATAATTGCATCATCACTATTTGCTGCAGCTCTAACTTCTGTAGCCGATGTGCCTATACTTGTTTTTAAAACTCTTTCAAAATCTTGTGCCATTATTTTTTCCTTTTATTAATTACAGGGCGATTGCCATAGCAACTGCAAATCCAGCACTTGCTCCTGGTAAGTTTGTTAAATTACTTCCATCCACAGCTGGAAGTTGAGCTGATCCATTTAATTGAACTACATTGTTTGCACTTGTACCAACAGTTTGTGTTGCAGCAGTTCCTAGTCCTGAAATTTTAGTGTGTGCAATAGAATTAACAGCTAGTGTGATATTTCCACTAGATGTAATAGGTGTATTACCAACAGTAAATTCAGATGCTCCACTATCAGCTACTCCAACAGAGGTTACTGTTCCTGTGTTGCTAGGTGTAATTACAGTATAAGTAATTGAAGTTGAGCCAACCGATCCTGTATTATCGGTAGTACATAAAAATATTTTATTATCGTTTGCAGTTCCTTGATTAACTACAACCATTCCACCAGATAGTTCAGTAATACTGTCATGCTCAGGATCTCTTGATGCAGCACCACTTGATACTGCTAAGTATAATCCATTTTCACTAGCTGTACTTTGATCTTTAACTAAAACTCTATCACCAGCAACAAGGGTAACACCATCAATAGTATCACCAGCTTCTAAACCATTTGATAAATTAACATTTGCAGTTGTAGCACATTCAGCTATTGTTCTAGTTCTAAGTCCAGCAACAGCTTGATCTACATAAGATTTAGTTGCAGCATCTGAATTACTACTAGGTGATCCAAGTCCTGTTACAGCTCCACCAGATATTGAAACATTGTTTGCAGCTTGAGTTGCAATTGAACCTAATCCTAAAGAGGTTCTAGCAGTAGCACCAGACTCTGTTACAAAGTTTGATCCATCACCAACAATAAAATTACTATCAGTTGGTGTTAGTCCAGCAATATCAGTTAATTGTGCATCACTAGCTTGTTTTGCATCTAACTGAGTTTGAATTGCAGATGATACTCCATCAAGATAACCAAGTTCAGTTGTTGTAACATCACTAACTTCAACTTTACCTGAACCATTTGACTGTAATGCTCTTGAAGCTGTAAGGTTTGATGATGCTATAGTTGATGCACCACCAGTTAATGTTGCTTGTTTTGAATCTATTTGTGTTTGTACTGCACTTGTAACTCCATCTAAATATCCTAATTCAGTATCGGTTACATCTGATACTGCAATTTTTTGTGAGCCATTAGATATTACAGCTCTGTTTGCAGTTAAACTTTCAGTATCAATAGTAGAAGCTGATCCTGTAATAGTTGCTTGTTTATCATCTAATTGAGTTTGGATAGCACTTGATACACCATTTAGATATTGAAATTCTGTATCGGATATTGTTCCATCTGCGATTTTAGTTGCAGCAATTCCTGTAGGTATAGAGTCATTCGTTTTAGATAGTGCTGCTACATAAACATTTGTAATAGCTTCACTAGATAAATTTCCACTATCCCAAGTAACATTGACTGTTGTGTTTGTAGAAAATGATGAGCTTGAGATTGTTCCAAAAATTGTGCCAGGTGTTGAAGCTGTTAATTTAATTCTTCTTCCAGCATGATAAACAGAAGTTACATTTGCACCAGCGATTGTGAAAGATGTAGCTGACGCATAAGCAGCAGTAAAAGCACCACTACCATCACCATACTCAATCCATTGTGCATCATTAAACCAATCTCTAGTATTCTTCATTAATGCTCTAATAGCATTGTTTAGATTACTAGGTAACATTCCCTCATTAACATCAATAGAGTTTAATGAAGTGTTACTTGCTTGTGTTGTTGAATAATCTTTAATGTTTGTTGTCATGTTGCTCCTAATTCATAAACCAACTAAAAGCTTTATCGCTTTCAGTATTGTTTTTATTAATTAATGTATTTACAGCTTCTTCTACTTGTCTTTGAAAAAACTCTTGTGTTTCAATTGAATATCTAATGTTATCTATATCAATCTTATCACTCATTATCTTGATCCACCTTGACTTGCAGTTAAATCAATTCCTTGTGCATTAGTCCAAATACTTTCTGCTGGTATTTTTACATTTGCTCTAAAATATCTACCACTTTGTCTTACAGGATTAATGCCTGTGTCATTCATTGAACTTGATGTTGAGGTAGTAACAGTATCTGCTAATTTATCTCTAGTCTTAATAGTTACATTTGCACTTGCATCTACAATTGGTCTTATACCAGTTACATTTGCTCTAAGACCTGGAAACAATTCTTGTTCTTTTGTTTCAAGTTCAGCTTCTAAAGTTTTTCCAGAAAATATTGCTGCTTTAAAATTTTCATCTATTGCACCAAGATACAAATGTCCTGTTGTCCAAAATGCTGTATCTAGTGAAATATTAATATCGTCTAAGTTCTCAGAAATAATATCCATTAACTCAACTGTGTTTGCTACTACGAATTGTTTAAAGATTTGTGATGCTTTAACTTTAGCAACTGACCACTTTTGAGTTACATAGTTGTATATCAGTAGTTTATCGCAAATTCCAGTAGTATTTGGATTATCTTTACTTGGGTATAACCAAATTGCTAAAGTATTAAATGGATCTACTGCTGCTGTAATTCTATCTGTGTATGCTTTGTTTAAATCACCATCAAAAAATCTATTTACTTTCTCAGCTCCTATCGGCAAAATTTGGTCGCCATTGATTTGAAAAAATCCATCTGATGCGTAAAAGAAAACTTGTCTGTTGTCTTGGCAAACTGTTTGTCCATAAACAGCTCCTCTATTAGGCGATATAACTGAAAATCTAAAAACAACATTTCCACCTACAAAGTCCATTCTTATAATCTGATCTTCTCTAAAAACATAACCAACTTCACCAGAAGTTATGGCCACAACCTGACCACCAGAGCCAGGCAAGTCTTGAGTATCTGATGAACTAACACCAGCTTCCCAAGTTGAAATGTCATTTATTCCTGACCATGCAACTCTATTTTTTGCACCCTCTATATTACCAGTTACTAAAAAATCTCTTATGACACCTGATGTTTTAAATTTAGCTGGTACTGTACCTGAACCACTTGAACTAACTAAAGATTGTAATGTTGCAAAGTTAGATGATGTTCCCATTAAATAATACATGGGAGGATTGACACCATTACTTGCAACTACATATTGGCCAAACTGAGTAAATGTAAAATAATCTGTATCACCACCTGATATAGTTAAACTTCCTTTTACACTAGCAAAAGTACCAGATGTTAATTTATAAATATTGTCTTTCGTTCCAACAAAAGTAAATACTGTGTTTGTATTATCTCTAAAACTACCAGCACCTTTAGCATTTTGTGTTACATTAGATGCACCACTATAAGCAACTAAACCTTTAACTGGTTTATAACTTGTTTGTGCATGATACACATTCGTTGCTACAGTTGCACCAGGATTTAAATGATCTGGTTGGTCTGGCAACCATTCACCAAAAGGTATTTGCATAATTTTTTGCCTATTATTATAAAGTTGAAATAAATGGAGAAGCTACTGTACTATCACCTCTAACTTGTAAAGGAGCTCCATTATATTCATCTTCTCTGTCGTTTAATTCTAATCTTT